TGTATGTAAATTAAAACCTACAAGGCAAAATGTAAGACAGTATGAGGGATTGGCAAGCAGAGCAGGTTATGTTTTACCTAAAAAAGAAATAAAAAGAAGAATTAGAGAAGAACAAATAAAATTTACAAAAAGAATGATAAAAAATTTAAGAAGAACCTTATATGAATATAGTGTGTCTCAAAAAGGATACATACCTTTGAGTAAAAACGAAATAAATAATAAATGTAGAGATGCTTATTATGAATCTATATCTATAACTAACAAGATTATGAACAATGAGGATAAGATGTCTAAATGGCACAATGATGTTTTATTTAATTACTGTATTAAAAAAAGAAGAGAAATAGAAAACTCTTTGTTTGGACCTTTAAAATCATGATGAGTAGAGAAGATTTAGATGAGTATCACAATATTGGGCGACCTATAAAATGGAATACTAAGTTTACTTACCCAAAGAGCAGTAGGAGCTTAGTCATGGGTCAAAGACACTACGATGTAAATAACAATAAGTTACCATCCGTTACAACCATATTATCACAAACACAGTCAATAGCAAAGCAAGAATCTATAGCCAGATGGAAGGCAAAAGTTGGCGAAAATGAGGCAGCAAGGGTCAAGGATCAAGCGGCCAGCAGGGGTACAAACATGCACTTGCATCTTGAAAGATACATACTTGGTAAGGGACACAAGGATCTAACAGACGAGGGTCAAGTAGCAGGCGACATGGCTCAAACGATTATTAACAAGGGTTTATGCGATGTTTCTGAAATATGGGGCAGTGAAGCTGTCCTATATTACCCAGGGTTGTATGCAGGTCAAACAGATTTGGTTGGTGTATACGATTATGAAAATTCCATCATTGACTTCAAGCAGTCGAACAAACCCAAGCGTAAAGAATGGATTGACGATTATTTTATGCAGTTGGGTGCATATGCTATGGCCCACAATCATGTGTACGATACGGACATAACCCAAGGGGTGATATTGATGTGTACCCCAGACAACTACTTTCAAAAATTTCAAATAAAAGGACGAGAGTTTATCAAATATCAGCACAAATTTCTAGAAAGATTGGATAAATACTATAGTGACAAAATTGTGGCAAATAAGGCAGAAAAGCCATAATTAAAAAGCTAGGTTTTATGCGGTTGATCACCTGCCTATACCTTTTTGGATATTCTTAAATTTGCAAAAAGGGTTTAGAAAAAGAGAGGTGATCAGGGGTTGAGGTGATCAGCAAGGAATATCAACGTTTTTAGAACCTTGTTAGTTTAGAACGATTCTAAGCTAGGGGCCGCGCGAACATCTGAGATTCCATATGAGACTTAAAAATTCTGGTAAAGGTATAGGGGTCTGATATAAGCAGGCATGTCTAGAAAAAAAAGAAAAACTGTTACTTCAATAACTCCCGACATACCTTATTCAAGAGTGCGAGTCGAATGGATTGATTGCGTCTCCGATGGGGGTTGGGCAACTGACAAAGAGTTTGATAGAATGAAATTTGCAAGACCTGTTAACGAGGGTTGGTTGTATTCAAAAGATAAAAACTCAATTAAGTTATTTGCTTCCTACGATAGAGAGGACGATGGTAGTTTTAGTTTTGGGGATCGGACGATGATTCCTCGTCAGTGGGTGAAGAAGTTGACGAAACTTTCTTAAGTCTTGGTAATCTTTTCTTTTCAATATTTTTTTTAATTGTATCTACATCAACATCTTCGAGTATTGGTGAATACTCATCTATAATACTTTTTAGTTCTGTTTCCATTTCTTCTTTGGACATATCATCTAACTTACCAGTTCTAATTATCTTTTGCTCTACGTAAAGACCTGCTGCCTGACCCCTGGACTTCTCTACATTACCAGCTGCAGAGAAAGCACCTTTTTTCAAAGCTGCATCTCTAATTTTTGCTAGTTCTGCTATGTGTCTTTCATATGTGACTTCGTATTTCTTCTGGTATTCGTCTCTGATTTCACCAATGTATTTTACTACAAGTGGATATCTTTTTGGATTCCTAAGTTCTGATGCACGTATATGTGCTGTGTCTTTTTCATAGCCAGCTTCGATAGCACACTCTGTTGGAGTCTTTCTTCCTTCGTTCGTTACTAGCTCTTGTGCAAATTTCATTTGCATCTCTGTTAATTTCTTCGGTAGTCCCATAGTTGACATTTAGAGTAAGTTAGAGTAAAAGTCAATCCATGATAAATGCGAAAGAATTAGCTAGACAACTCGATAGATTTTTAAAATCACCAACTTGCCAAGATGCTAGAGTTGTTGTGAAGTTACCTCAAGGTGAGTTCCATTCTCCAGATGGTCAGTTTGATATATTATCTATAAGTTTATTTGAGAATAATATTATTGGTGCAAGAGAAAGTCATCGACTTGTAATAGAATTATCTACGCAACAAAGCTGGAGGATGGGTAGTGTAAAGAAAAAGTTGTAGGTTAGAATTACTCTAAAAAACATATGGGACTAGAGGCTAAATTCTACCAATATTTTAAAAAGAACACACCCAATATTTCGTATACAAGGATTGAAAATACTACAAATTTAGGTACGCCAGATGTGTTGGCATACAATAAAAATAATACTTTTTTCACGATAGAATTCAAAGTAACTAAGAGTAAAAATGTGAGGTTCTCACCACACCAAATTGCGTTTCACGTGAAACATCCGATCAACAGTTTTATCTTAGTCAAGACCCCTGACGCTTGTGGCTTGAAACTTTATGAGGGCTCGAGAATCAGGGAGCTTGTAGCTTGCGGCTTGAA